GTCTGGCCTGACAATGACACGCCGGGGATTGAGGCCGCGCTGGAAATCCAGAGGATTTTAGGTGAGCTGCGGGTTCCTGCATCCATTGTCGGGCTTAGTCCAGCCTTCCCCGATGGATGGGATCTGGGCGATACGTTGCCGGGTAAGGTGAAAGCGGCACAGATTACCGAGATCTTGCGGCGAGAACTGAAGCGCGCGGCTGTGCCGGAAGCGCCAGAGCCCGCGAACGATCAGGTCGAGGAAGACTATGACCCGGATGAGGAGCGCGCACGGGAATGGCGCGCACTGGGTTACGATCACAACAAGTATATGATTATGACGCAGCGCCGTGAGCAGGTGGACGTATTCGATCCGGGCGTGCTGATGAGCCAGCGTGGGTGCATCAATATCTATCCTGACCCGAATCACTGGGGACTGCGGCAGGGCAAGACGGATGGCAAGGGGATCGACTGGATTCTGGCTGGCTCGCAGATCATGGAGAAGTGCCACGAGGTTGGCGTGTATGACGCGAAGCGTCTGCGTGGGCGCGGCATCTGGATTGACAAGGCAGAGGATGGCGTTGACCGCGCGATCATGAACACTGGCGGCAAGCTGGTGGTGAGCCGTGAGGGACAGGAAACCAAGCAGGTTCCGTTCGTGCGGCTGAAGAGCCGCTGGATTTATGAGCGCAGCCCTGACCTGATCTTGGACGTGCAGGACTATAGCGCGCTGGCCACCGATGATGACGGGCGCATGATCCGTGAGCTGTGCAACCGGGTGCGTTGGGATGCGCCGATCTATGGCGATCTGCTGGCAGGCTGGATTGCAACGGCTGTGGTCTGTGGCGGTTTGCAGTGGCGCACCCATGCGTGGGTCACGGGGAACCAAGGGTCGGGTAAATCCACAGTGGTGAACGAGATTGCCGGCGCGTGTCTGGGCGATCTGGCGATCTATCCGTTGGGCGCGACGACTGAGGCTGGCATTCGGCAGGTGGTGCAGAATGACGCTATGCCTGTGGTGTTCGACGAGTCCGAGAGCGACGATAAGAACAAGGTGAATGCAGAGGCGCGGCGCAAGGCGGTGCTTGACCTGATGCGGCAGGCATCGAGCGAAGGGCGTGGGCGCATTCTGAAAGGCACGGCAAACCACAGCGCGCGGGCGTTCACGATGCGGTCTGCGTTTCTGATGTCGTCGATTGGGGTGGGGCTGAAGGAAGCCGCTGACCTGACGCGCACGGCAGTGCTGACGATCAAGCCGCTGGACAGTTACACCCACGACGAGCGCAAGAAAAAAGAACAGGAATTCAAGGACTTCCTGAGCCTTGCTTCGGAGATTCCTGCGGATATGCCACAGCGATTGCTGGCCCGGCAGCTGCGCAATCTGTTCACGCTGCGCCACAACATCGAGGTGTTCAAGGAAACGATTGCCACAGTGCTGGCGAACCGGCGTATCGGCGACCAGCTAGGGACGTTGATGGCCGGTTGCCACAGCCTCTACAGCGCGAAGCGTTTGGACATGAAGCAGTGCGAGAAATATCTGGGCACTGTTAATCTGGAAGAGTTCCTGCAGGTGAAGACGGAGCGCGAAGATCGCGTGCTGCTGGATCACATTGTGCAGTTTCCGCTGCGCGTTGAGACGAACCACGGCGTGCAGGAGCGGACGATTGGCGAGCTGCTGGTGATCTGTTTCCTGCGCGATGAAACCGCTGAAGTGCGGCTGAAGATCGCAGAGGACACGCTTTCCCGTAACGGGATTAAGATTGAGAAGGAACATGGTGACGTGACTGGCGTATGGATTGGCCAGAGCAGTCAGGCGATGAACCGGATCATGCAGACATCCGCGTATTATGAAGGTTGGTCTGGCGTTTTGCTGCGCCATCCGTATGCGAAGAAGAGCGTGAATGCGATTCGCTTCAAGGGAACCATGTCGCGCGCTATCTTTTTACCAAAACAGGAATGGCCAGTAGGATTATGGGACTGAAGAAGAACACGGAAGGCGTTGATTTGGCACGGAATATCATTCGTGATTGGCCGGATACAACGCTGCTTGGCAAGCGCCCGCACCAGATTGTCGAGGCGTTTGGCATATCAATCACTGAAGCTGACATGCTGCTGAAGCAGGAGCGCAGACGCCGTAATTTATGAGTTGAATAGTGTTGTTGAATAAGTAAGATAAATCACCGGAGGTTATATTATGTTTAAGATTGAAGATGGTCACGCAATCCCGGCAGCGCGAAGTGCGACTGTGCGGCGCGCGAAGTATCCTTGGGCCGATCTGGAAGTGGGCCAGAGCTTCTTTGTCGAGGGCGCGCTGTTGCGCTCGATGAGCAGCACTGCATCCCATGCAGGCCGGCGCAGCGGGAAGAAGTTCATTGCCCGTGCTGTCGATGGCGGCGTTCGGGTATGGCGCTATGAGTGATCTGGTCGAAGCCCGCGACTTTAACGGCGAGTTATATGTATCGGCTGGCAATCTGGTCGCAGCGCTTGATCGTGCGCGTGAAATAGGCGCGGATCACGAGCGCGTCCGACTGCTTTCGATGATGACACCACACGAGCGCAGGGTTCTGCGTGTGCGTGAGGCTTGCGCCGATGCGGGCTTGACGTTCGAGGAGCTGATGACTCCGACATCGAACCGATACGCCAAGACATGCGTTCTGCGGCAGGATTTGTTTCTGGAATTCCGCGAGGAAGGCATGAGCCTGCCGGAAATCGGGCGGTTTTTTAAGCGTGACCACACGACTGTGTGTCATGGCATCAAGGTAGCAAGGGAGCGTAGGAATGGGCTGGGGAACACGGGAGAACTTCGACAGGCAGTCAAAGCTGCTGAGGCAGCCAGCGCCATACGCGCAGCAGATCCCGACGACTGACATGGATAAGATCATCGAGGGATCGAAGAAGCTGGCGGCGGCCATCTACCTGACGAAGAAAGTCTATCGGCAGATGACCCGCGAAGAGCTGAATGACTTCGAGGCGTATGCGCGCAGCGCAGTGAAGGTTGAAAAAAAGGGGAAGTGATGTGGGAGAGATCACACCCCCGAAGACTGATCGAAACTGGGAGATCTGGCGCAGATATGTGACGGGAAATGAAAGCAAAACTGCGTTGGCGCGAGAGTATGGCCTCACCGGGAGTCGCGTTTCTCAAATAATTTGGAAATGCGAAGACAAGGTGACGGCAATGTTGGAGCGTGATTTGTTTCCCATGTCCACGAACGCTTTGCGTGACGAGATCTTGGGGATCGAGTTTTGCTTTGAATACTATTGGCCGTTCCAGCAGCAAGACCGCTATCGTTTTTGCACAAACATCAAAGACGAAATCGGCGAACCTATTAGAGTTTGGGTGAAGAAGGAGAAGTGAAATGAAGAAGTTAGTTATCGCAGCCGTGTTGGCTGCCACAGCGGCGCCGGCAATGGCGCAGTATAACATGACGTATTATCTGGTTAGTCAGTGGACAGAAGGCGCTAATCGGTTCTGTAAATACAGCAACGGCGCAGTGATCCCGGTCGGGATCAGCCTCTGCCCGCTGAGCATCAAGGGCTACTGATGGGCGCGCACCACCCCGCATGTGCAGTCGTTAGGTGCGGCGAACTGCGGGCGTGGTGCGATTGCGGAGGGGATAAGAAGATGAATAATGTTTTCACATACCGGAAAGAATACACGCTGACCAAAGGTTACAAGGTCGAGTTCTCGCTCGATGCAAGCGCGCTTCCTATGGCTGCGCTGAATGCGGAGTGGTCGCCCCGTGTGCCACCCCAAAAGATCATCAAGGGAAAGTTCTTGGAAGCGTATCGAAACGCCCGTGACGATTTCATCGGTTCACTGGGCATGAAGACATTGGTGGTAGAGCAATGAAGAAGTTCGGGATGGGATTCTTGGCCGGGCTGATGCTGGGCGCAGTGGTTCCGGTGGGCGCGGCGACACTGGTCGGGAATACAGGCTATCTGTTTTACTGGAGCGTGACGAAGGACGGAGATGAGATCTGCGATTCGCCGTATGTCTGGGTTTCGCTTAAGGAAATCGAGTGTGACTGACCTGAACCTATTCCTGATCATCATGAGCGTGTTCGCGATGGTGATTTACCTGATCGTGACGAACCCGGCGAGCGAGCAGGACGTGCGCGAGATGCTGGATGATGAGGAGATGTGGCCGTGACTGACACACCACCAGACTGGGTTCTGATCGAAGCTGCGAAGCGGAGTGAATGGACGCTAATAACTACCGATGAAATGCGGAAAAGGTATTGGACCTACAATCCGACATTCCACGCCCTCTGCGACATGATCCAGAAATACGAGCAGCCTCCCGTTGATCGGAAGCTGTTGTGTGCGCGTGAGGCGGATCGGCTTGGGCGTCTGAAAACGGAACACAGTGAGTGGATTGCCATCCGCGCCATCGAACTTTGGGAAGAGGGGTTTGGCCGTGACTGACGCTTTCAGGATTATGCGCGATGCTTTTTGCGCAACCTGCCTATGTCACTCGCTCACGTGGTTTGTAACATGGGATATTTCTTACTTTTGGGAATGGACTGCTGGCGAAAGGACGCTCTTGTTGTTTGTGGTTCTTTGCCTTGTAACACTTCAATTTGTTGGGAGGCGTCTGCGTGACTGAAGACCTAATCGAAGCCGTGGCGCTGACCATCAAGGCGGAATTTGGCAAGCAGATGAACGCGCAGCCGATCCATCCCGACCCCGCAGTCGATGACTGGGCGGCAACAGGCGGCGAGATTAACCTGACGGCCATAGCTGCATCGGTTTGCGGTTTGTTTGCCGACCGCATCGAAGCCCAAGCGGCAGAATTGGAAGATCAATCCAAGCAGATCGCCAGCCAGATGAACGTAATTTACGACATCAGCGCAGAGGTTCAGAACCTACGCGAACTGCTGGCCGCTGCCTATATCCAACTGTCTGGCAAGGAAGAACACGCATCTGACTGCGCTACATCAAACGCGCCAGCCATGATGCCGGGGAGGTGTGACTGTGACTGACGACGACAAGGCGCTGGACAAGATTATCCGCGCATCAATGCCACTTGATTTTGAGCGGAAGGAAACTTTGTCGAACGACAAGGCGCTGGTGGGGCGACTGCGGTGGTCGGCATCTGGCAAGGTAGGTGCAGAACAAGCGCGGCTTGAGCGCAATGCCGCAGACCGCATCGAAACGCTTAACGCTATGCTGAAAGCCGCAGAAGAAAGTTTGGGCGATCAACTGGCAGCGCGTAAGGAACAGGCCGACCGCATCGAAGCCCAAGCGGCAGAGATTGAGCGGCTGCGTGAGGCGTTGCTGGATGTGCTGGTGTATGCGCCTGATTACATGCACGGTATGCCAAAGAAACACTACGCAAAGATTGCTGAGGGTAAGGCCGAATGAGCAGCAAGGACATCCCCCTGCACCAGTACGTCTGGGTCTGGAGTTCGCTGATCCGCGAGGGTTGTCCAGCTGATCTGTTCGAGCCTGCCGTATGGTTTGCCATACGCAGCGAGCCGGGCCGTGCGTGGGGGTGTCACGTCATGCTGGAATGCGGCGCGGTCTATCGGAACCTGCCGCCGCATTCGATTTCGTTTGCCCCACAGGTAAAAGAAACTTGGGGCCTGAGAGATGCGCAGGTTTGGGATTGCTACGGCCACGAGTTCGACGTGGTGCGGTATCAGTATCTCGCTGATCTGCGCGCCCGCTATGACGGCACGGAGAAGCGCGCGCGGTATCTGTTTACAGCCTGCCCCCGTGACGATGGGTTCAGCGCCGAGCCTGAGCAGAGCAAGGAGTTCATGTTCATGAGGACGGATGACAATCGCCTGCTGATCAGGCCGACGAACATGCTTCTGTTCGAGGAGCGCAGCTTCACGGAGGATACTGGCTGGCCATCTGATCTGCGGGTGTCCCGCTGGGTATGGAGGTGCGAGGGATGACTGACGATGGCAAGCCGCTATTCGCAGCGCGGCATCCTGTTGCGCCTTGGTATAAGCGTCTGTGGTATAGCCGCCTGATCGTTCGCCTGTGGTTTAAGCGCCTGCCCTGCCGCCTGTTTGGGCATAGGTTCAACAACACATTGATCGAGGTGGCAGACGGACAGATTTGGCCGATGTTTGACGAATGCACGCGCTGCCATGTGCGCGAAGGTGCTGGATTCTATCGGGTTCTGAGGGGTGTGAAGCATGACTGACCTGAACCAGCAATCACTGGAAGCCACAATGCTTGAGATCAGGAAGATCATGGAGTGGCAGACCATGCGCAAGCACCCAACCAAGATCGTCGTTCGGCCAGTCGATATTCAAGCTGTCGCTGATCGACACGGTGTTTCGTTTGATGAGGCTCTCGCTCTACTGAAGTCTATCGCAAAGGACGGCCAATGAAACCAGCATGGCACGGCGGCAACAAGATCCCCGAAAGCTATCTAAAGAAATTCTCAACTTCTCAGGGTGAGGAGGCGGACCCTGATTTGCCGTATGAGTTACGCCTCTTTCTGCACAACATGGGAGAGAAGCCATGCAAGAATACATTGCACTCGGATTGCTCGCCATCCTGACTCTGGGCGGGATGACGCTGATTTACATTAACGCTGGGCTGCGCAAGCAGCTGGAAGAATTGCAGGACGAATATCACACGCTGGTGGATCGCGACCCAAAGACTGGGCGGTTCGTGAAGAGCATGCGGGTATTAAAGAACGACTGACTTCGGGCGCGCCTCCTGCGTTGGAACACCGCTGGCAGACCGGTGCGAAGGAAGTCTGCCAATAAAGGACACTCATGGTTCAGCTTAGAGATTATCAGGAATCCGCTGTGCAGGCGGTGCGCGATAGCTTTCGCGCAGGCCACAAGCGCACGCTGCTGGTTAGCCCGACTGGTTCGGGCAAGACGGTTATATTCAGTTACATCGCCGCCGGCATGGCACGGAACAACAAGCGCATCCTGATCGTGGCGCATAGGCGCGAGCTACTGAAGCAGATCAGCGGCGCGCTGAAGAAAGTTGGCGTAACGCATGCCGTGCTTTCTGGCGGGTCACTGGGCGTGCCTACCACAAATGTGGTCGTTGCATCCGTGTTCACGCTGGTGCGGCGCATGAAGCTGATGAAGCCCTTCGATCTCATCATTGGCGATGAGGCCCACCACTTCACCCCGCAATCCAGCTGGGGCAAGGTTGTGGCTGGCTTCCCGACTGCCCGTGTGCTGGGCGTTACAGCTACGCCTGAGCGCCTTGACGGCAAAGGCATGGGCCAGATGTTCGATGACATGGTTATGGGGCCGACTGTTGCTGAGCTGACCGCGCAGGGCTTTCTATCACCTGCTATCGTGTATGCGCCGAGCGCGCCAGATCTGGGCAGCGTTGGCACACGCATGGGCGACTTCGTTCAGAAGCAGCTGGAAGAGGCGATGGATAAATCTGTCATCACCGGCAGCGCCGTGAAACACTACGGCAAATACGCGCCGGGACGCAAAGCAATCGCGTTCTGCGTGAGCGTGAAGCATGCCAAGGATGTGGCTCAAGACTTCAGAGACGCAGGTTACACGGCCAGCCATATCGATGGCGGCATGGATGATGGCGAGCGCGATGGCGTTCTGAAGGACTTCGAGGAAGGCCGAGTGCAGGTTCTCACGAGCTGCGATCTGGTGAGCGAAGGCTTCGATCTGCCGGCTGTCGAGGTTGCGATCCTGCTGCGCCCGACGAAATCGCTGGGGCTTTACTTGCAGCAATGCGGACGCGCGATCAGGCCGCATCCCGAGAAGGAGCGCACGATCATTCTGGATCACGCTGGCAACACGGCGCGACACGGCTTCATTGACGACGAGCGAGACTGGACGCTGGCCGATGGCTTCGTGCTGGGGCGTGGGCAGCGGCAGGAGAAGATCCAGTCTGTGCGGACGTGTCCCGCCTGCTTTGCCGTGCATAAGCCAGCGCCGACATGCCCGATGTGTGATCACCAGTATCCGGTCATGGCGCGCGTTGTGAAGCACGTTGATGGCGAGCTGGTGATGATGGCGCGCGAAGGCGATCCTGACATCGCAACGACTGAAGGGCTGATCCAGAAGCGGTTCCGGGTTCTGTCGAGCGTGGGGCGCAAGCGTGGCTACAAGAACCCGACGCAGTGGGCGTTTAATGTTATCTGCGGGCAAGAGGCCGCAAGGCTTGCAAAGAAGGTCGGTATGCGTGATGCTCGCACAACGAACGGCCTGACGGATGAAGAAAGGGCTGAGCTATGGAAGATGACAGTGGGATTGACGCGGTAATTGTGCCGGTGTCTCTGGTCCATAAACTTGCATTCGAGATGGTCTGCGCCCTTGAAGAATGGCATGCGGAGCGCGGGATCGATGAGGTCGATGTATCAAAATGCTTCGTCGCCATGATGGCCGCTGTCGACGCGACGATGGAGCGCATGACCAACGCAGCCAAGGAACACACGTTGCAATGAAGAGCGAAGCCGCAATCCAGCAGGAAATACGCCTCGCTCTGGGCCAGCGGCATGACATCATGATGTTCCGCATAAACGTCGGCAAGTTCCGTCCGCTGGATGGTGGGCCGCGCGTGATCCAGTCTGCGCCTGAGGGCACGCCCGATCTGCTGGGGGTTATGTCGCCCGGTCGAGCATTCGCTATCGAGGTCAAAACCGAGAAGGGAAAGCAGCGCACTGCGCAGGTGGCATGGCAGAATGCGTGGGAAAAGCGCGGCGGAATCTACATTCTCGCGCGATCTGTTGAGGATGTTTACAAGGGGCTTGACATCACCCCGTAGACAACCATATGCTGTGAGTCTACAACAACAATACCGGAGACATACATTGGCAATCATAACTGTGCGTGACCAGACCCACTGGCACGAGCTGCGTGCGCAGCACATCGGCGGAAGCGACGTTTCCGCGCTGTTTAACCTGTCCCCGTTCACCACGCGCTGGCAGTTGTGGATGGAGAAGTCTGGCAAGCTACCGCCCGAAGACCTGTCGGACAACAAATCTGTTCAAGCAGGCACGTTCCTCGAAAGCGGCATCGCTAACTGGGCAGCGCATCGCTGGGGCATGAGCATCGAGAAGGTCACGGATTACTTTACCGCTGACGATTGCCCCGGCATGGGCGCATCGCTGGACTTTGCGACTGACGCCGGCATCCCGGTGGAGATCAAGTGGTCTGCCTATGGCGACGGCTGGGAGTATGAAGGCGAGACGATCACAGGCGCGCCTGACAATTACATCATGCAGGTGCAGCACCAGATGGCTTGCACTGGCGCTGAGTATGGCTGGCTGATCGCGCTGCTGCGCAATGAGCCGCGCCGCATGAAGATCCCGCGCAACGATAACATCATCGACGCGATCAAGTCTGAGATCACGACGTTTTGGGATAGCGTGCGCGCTGGTGAAGAGCCGCCCGTCGACTTTGAGAACGACGCAGAAGCTGTCGTGCGCCTGCTGGACTTCGTCCCCATCTCGGACATCACACTGGATCAGGCGCATGCTGAGCTGTTCCAGAAGTATCTAGAGATGGCTGATCTTGAGAAGCAGGCAAAGACCAAGAAGGATCAGGCCAAGACCGAGCTGCTTGCCCTGAGCATCGAGGAAATGAAGAAGCACAACACGTCGCAGGAAAAGGCAATCGTGAAGTGTGGCGATTACAAGATGTCGATCAGCACCGTGAAAGGTTCTGCTGGCACCGAGATCACCGCTGAAATGGTTGGCCAGTTCTATGGCGCGCGCACAGGCTACAAGAGAGTGACGGTATCCAAATGAAGAAAGACAGTGTGATGATGCGGGTTGACCGCGAGTTGCTTGGCAAACTGCGCCAATTAGCTGGCCGCCACCCCCTAAAGCCGACCCTGCGCGCCACTGTTGAGCGCGCGATTGAACTCATGATTGAAGATCTTGAAGAGGAACTGCGTAATGGAAACAAGTAATCTTCCCGCCAAACCGATGGATCGGTTCAAGCAAGAACTCGCCATGCGTGAGTCGCACCTGCGCAGCCTGCTGCCGCAGGCGATGACTGTCGATAAATTCCAAGGCATCGTCGTGGCCGCTGTGGCTGACAACATGGACCTGCTGGACTGTGATCGCGCGTCGCTGCTGAAGGCGTGCCTGAGCGCCGCTGAGCTGGGCCTGAGCCTCAATAAGAACATGGGTGAGGCAGACATCCTGAAGGTGTGGGATGGCCGCCTGAAGAAGAATATCGCTCAGTTCCGCCCCCGTTATAAGGGGCTGATGAAGCTGGCGCTGCAATCAGGTGAGGTGCTGAAGATCGAGAGCCGTCTAGTCCATGCGAACGATACGTTCGAGGTGGAAGAAGGCATCGAACCCCGCATCATCCACAAGCACGGCCTGTCCAATCGCGGCGAGATGGTCGGCGCATACTGCGTGTGGAAGCTGAAGAACGGCGAGACGCAGTTCGAGATCATGAACAAGGAACAGATCCTTGCCATCCGTGATCGCTCATCTGCTAAGACTAAGGACGGCAACATCGTCGGCCCTTGGAAGACGGACGAAGCTGAGATGTGGCGCAAGACCGTCGTTCGTCGGGCCAGCAAGTATATGCCGCTGTCCACTGAGGCGCAGCGAGCTGTGGCTGTAGACAATCAGGCAGACGGTATCGTCGAGGCTGACGCCTATACTGGAGATGAGATGGACATCACCGACTTCGAGGAGGCACCAGCTGCTGAGGCGCAGGTGCAAAACCTTGAGGAAAAGATTGTCGCCAAGGCATCTGCGCCGCAACCAAAGCCAGATCTACACATCGACATTCTTGAGCCGCAAGAAGACGGCGACATGGTTGATTGGGACGGATGGTGCGACTCTGCCGTCCACATCGTGGCCGAGCTGTCACCAGAAGAGCGTGACGCATGGCGTGAACTGCACAGCGGAATGCTGGATGAGGCCGAGCTTATGGCTCCGCGCAGCGCCCTGCGTCTTTTGAAACTGTTTAAATAAGGAGAAAGTAAATGGCTAAGAAGTATGATCTCGTCGTCAAGGTTGGCGAATACACGGATGGGCAGGGCCAGACCAAGGGCCGCTTCAAGAACGTCGGCGTCATGATGGAAGGCGACAAAGGCCCCTACATCCTGCTCGACCGCACGTTCAATCCGGCTGGCGTCGGCGGGAATGATGGCCGCGAGAGCATCATCGTCTCGCTGTATGAGCCGAAGCAGGATGGCAACCAGCCGTCACCAGCTCAGGTTCAGCACTCGCAGCAGAAGGCTAACGCATTCCAGCCGCAGCCGCGTGATCTGGCGGATGAAGTTCCGTTTTGATCTATTCGATCTCGTCGACTTGGAGGGGGGCGTCTTCGTCCTCCTCCTCGACTTCCTCGGGGATCAGATCTTCCTCATTATCCTCGACCAAAGCAGTGCGCATCGCATCGATCCATGCCTGACGCTTTAGTTTCCCGACATTATTCATCTTCATCTCGGGATACATTTCGATCAGCATAGCTTCCTTGAGAGCCTGTTCTGATGGCGGTTTGATAGCCTTATCCATCTTGCCGGCCTCAACGTCCTTCTGAAACTCATCGACAATAGCGCTTAGCTGCCTATCAAACTCAGCGCGTAGCCGTTCGGCTTGAGCCGGATTACCCTTGTTGTCAGCCTCAGCGGCATCGACCAGCAGCTTGCTCAGGCGCAGCGTATTGTTTCGTTCAGCATTACGAGTTGACTCCGAGATCCGCTTAGCCGCAGTTGCCGCCTGCTGCTTGCGAGCGATGTCAGCTGATTGGAAGCCGAACCCGCGCGCAAAACGCTCGCCCCAGTCAATCGCATCAGGCTTCATCACAGACGTGCCGTAGCGCGTCCTGACGCCCTCCTCGGGGTATTGCACAAAGCCTTTCACAAGATCAGTCGGCCCCTTGCCAATGAACGGAGAAACGAGCGCCGTGTATGCAGCAATAGGCTGCACGCCGGAATTGCGCCGGTCAATGTATTCCTTGAACTTACCAATCGTCGTTGAGAGGGCTGGAATTGCCGACACAGGATCGCCCATTTCAGGAAGCAGTGACGTGAAGCCGACGCGCTGACCGATGTTAAGGCCGGTGAGCTGACGAGTAGGGCCATATAGAACAGCTTCCGCAGCGCGGCGACCCTCTTCTCCGTTGCCAAACATATCAGCGAGCATTTGCTGCGCTTCCATACGGACATCGAGATCCTCGCCATTCATGGACTTATACATCCACTCGAAGATGTTAATCGCGTCATCGCCGAACGGAATTGCGAACAGCAGGCCAGCCACAGTGTACATCGAAAGCAGGACGAACGTGCCAGCAATCTTGCCGCGCTTGCCCTGCTTCATGAAGTTCTGCTTGAGAAGCGCCATGAGGTTCAACGCATACTGCGAGAACTGGAATACCACGCCACCAGCGCCACGCATAATGCGCGGCTTCTCAATCTGGCCGCCCATGAACGTCGTCGTCTCGACCATGAACTCGGCAACCTCGAACGGATCAGAGCCGCGCGCCATAATGTCTTGGGCGCGCTCGTCTTCCTTATAGGTTTCCTTCCAGTTCTTCAGGGCGACCGGGTCTTTCGCGTAGCGATAGGCCACAATGAAGGCGGCATTCTTATTCAGCTCTTCCGTAATCGAGATAACGCTGGATCCGTATTGGAAATAACGACCAAAAGTTTTCTTGACCGGGCCGGGCTTAGAGAGCGCGACCCCGGCCTCCATGCCCATCAACTCAGGGTTCATCTGGGCGCGGGTTGTGCCGCGCTTGTTCGCAAGAGTAAGAGCGTCCCGTTCATCACGGGTGAGGCCCGGAATCTTTTCGGGGTTGATGTGAAGACCGTATCCAACCGATCCCCTAAAGCCAGCCATGACCTGCACGCCCATGCGGTAAACATCTACACCGGCAGTGGCTTTCATGTTCAGCATCTGTGGCGCAGTCACAGCCCATACTGACATGGCGTTAACCGCTGACGACGCGATGCTACCCCACATAGAGTTGAAGAAGCCAATCGTCCGAGCCGCGCGCCACACGCCCCATTCAGGGCTGTCGACATACTGATCCCAGCTCTCAGCGTATTTCCGTTCAGGTTCAGCGGCATTGCGCTTCAAGTTATCGAAGGCTTCCGAATATTCCTTACGATACATGCGATCCGAAACCGTCGTCGCAACGATGCGGTTATAGTCGAGCAGCCGGTCCGTGAAGTTCGTGTCATAGCCCGGGATGTCGCGTGACTCCTTCATGAAGCCGGCGATGAGATCATCCATCAGGACGGAGCGCACGTTCTTATCGAGGTCAGCGATGAAGCCCTTGGCGATTGCCTCAGCATCCCGCGCGCTAACGTTCTTCACGACATCTTCACTAAACATGCCGCCAAGCGTCTTCTCAAAATACTTTTTCACCATGTCGCCGGAGCGAGCATCCATGAGGTTCAGCAGCTTATCGAGAGACGACAAATCATCAATGGACAGGCGCTGGTTCATGTCTGCGCCCATCTTGGACACGACAATCTTGTAGCCTTCGCTGGCAGGGAACTTCGCTTGAATCGCCTTGATCTGCTTGTCGACCCCCGGGTCAGGGATGGTCGACGCAATCTTCGGCCCGACGATGTCTTTCAGCCACTCGAGACTGTCGAGCATGTAGAATGCACCGCTTTCCAGCGTGCCGTCAGGCCCATAAACCATGACGCGCGTGTCACCGGAGCGCATGAAAGGAATGTAGGAAATAACTCGACGAGCCTCGAGCGCATCATAAAGGCGCAGTAGATCGTCTCGAAAGTCCTCATCCTCAACCGTGTTCATGATCGAATCACGGCTGTAATTACCTTCATAACCAAGCGCCGAAAGGATCGACTTAGCATTCAGCGTATAGCGGCTCTCAAGGTAATTGCGGATCTCGTGCAACAGCCGTGTTTCATTCGCATTCAACTTCAGCACCTGACCGGGCTTTGACAGCTCTGGCTGAACGCGCCGATTGATACCGTCCTTACCTTCTCGGAAAAGCTCGCGGGTCTTGATGGAGAAGGGGCGACCAGTGTCACGCACAACCGTGCGAGACAGGCGCAGGTATTCGAGGACGGAGTTGATCTTCTGCCGGGACTCATCCGGCATCAGGTTCAGCTCATGTAGCATATCCTCATGCTCAGCCATGAGGTAATTGCGCATCTTCACCTTCTCATTGGTGATGCGGTGCATCGGCTGGAACAGCTTGCTCTTACGCGCCAAAGACGAAGCCGTCGTAATCCATGAGCCAATCGATCCAATGTTTCGGATAGGATCAATCGTCCTCGGAGGCGGCGTCTGCTTATCCAGAATGTTATCGGTGATGTCGATGGAGCAGTTCGAGCCAAGCATCAGTCGCAGCCCCTATTCTGTTTCTGCAGGTTCGCACGTTCGTTCATGATCTTATCGTCTGGCTTTTCAGCCTTGGCAATTGCCTTCTTCATGGCGGAGGGGCTTCCAGAAGTGAGAACTTCATTAACCTCAGCGTTGTTATCAGAATCGGCAGCAAGCAAATCAGCTTGCTCGGGACTGGAGATGCTATCCAGAATCTGCTCTGGCGTCAGCTGCTCAGTGGCAAAAAGCTGCTCTCCAGTGGTCTGCTCGCGAGCCCGGCGCACATACTTATTCAGAACGTCTGCGATGGCATCGCGACCGGCAGCGCGGCCACCAGTCGCATTATAAAACGAACGGATAAAGCGCTCAGTGATTGGGTTCAGCGGATTGAATGCGTCTTGCTGGGCAAGGAAGTCGTTGATCTTCTGGCCCCGATTGCGCACGTCACGCACAATCTTAGCGGCTTCGACCAGCTGATCCGTGACATCCATCTCTTCGCGAACACGGCCCTCGGTCACGTCATCACGCAGCGCACGCCAGTTCGGAGCAACATCTTCCAGCGCCCCACCAATACTCTTGATGTTGTTGTCCTGAGACTCATCGAGCGTATTAAGAAGATCCGCATCACCGTAAGCTGACGCCTTAATCGCGGTCCGCAGCCGGCGAGAGCCCTCAGCGGAAAGGTTTCCTGTCCTGTCGAGAAAAGCGGCCTGTTCTTGCGCTGGCATCTTGGACAGAAAGCCACGCACGAAGTCACGGTTCACGGCCTGATTAACATCAGGTGATGCCATAAGTGCCATAACATCAGGCGTCAGGGCGGCTGCATCCGTGCCAGCCTGCTCGCTAGTGCTAAGACGCAGCTTCGTGTCCATGTTGCTTTCACGGACAAACTGCGCGCGACCTTCAGGGGTAAGATCATCCAAGCGGCGGCGCACCAAAACGGGACGCTCATAGCCAGTCGTATCATAACCCTGAGACTGAATGAAATCGCGATATGCCTGCGCGCGTTCGGGCGATTCGTCGTAGACCTTGTTGATCGCCATCACGCGGCCATTGCCGCTTTCAACGATGTTGTCAGGGCCGATAATCGGTGAGCCACGATCACTCTCGAGGCTTTCCCCAAGCCGCTCAGGATCGAAGTTCGAAAAGATGTCTTGCACCTGCACGTCGGTTGCAGCCCGGCTGCGGTCGCGGTTCTGGAGATCGCCTGTGGCAGCCTTGAGATCTTTAGCGTCGACAACCTCGAACGCGGTATCGACCTTAGTGCCGCCCGGGGTCGTGACTGTGCGCACTGATTCTGGTGCTGGTGCAGGCCGAGCAGGCGCTGGCGCTTCTGCCTGTTGCCAGTCGCCTGCAAACGGGACATCCGTACCAGCCGTGCGGCTCGCCGCATTGTTAAGAGCCTGAGCAAAGTGCAGCGACGAAACGCTTGTCGCCCCTTGATCTGCCGCGATCTGACGAGCTTCTTTCTCAAGACTCGCCATATACGATGGTGTGTTTGACCGCTCCATCTGTTTAAGCTGAGGCAAAAGGTTTTCATCGATTGGCAGCGTCTCGCCATCATCAATCAATGTGAACTTAGGCTTCTCAGCGGGAGCCTCAACCACCGGAGCCGGTGCCTCAACCTCAGGCAGACCCTCAGTGATGTCCTCGCCAAACGCTACAGCGCCGACGCCCATTTCAGGCTCAGCGGCACCGGCCTGCATAGCCTGTGCGATTGCACTCGGATCTTCAGCAAATACGCTTCCATCTTCGTCAACCAGCAAGACGTTTCCGTCATCATCGAAGCCGTCAAAGATGTATTCCTGCGGGCCAGTCGGCTCTTGCAGCGTAACCTTACCGCCGACAGGGCCAAGCGCCTTGCTGATCGCGCCCATTTCTGGGGGTGGTGCCGAAGGCGGGGCAGGCGGGGCTGTTCGCGGAGCTTCCGCCTCCGGCGTCTCTTCTGTAGCCGCTGCGCGACGTTCTGCAAAGCCCTGAAAGCCGCCAATGGGAGCAGCGAGTGCGCCACCCGCAATGCCGCCCAGCACACCGGATGAAAGAACGTCTTCACCAATCGGCCTCTCGGCTGCAGTCCCGAGCTTAGCCACGTTAGTCGCAAGCTGGGTGCCAGATTCTTCGACGAATTCTTGCGGGATTTCGCCCTTAGCCGCACGAGCTGCGCCGCGAATGATGCCGCCTGCGGCTGGTGCGCCAGCAAAGACCTGCTGCTCAAGGCCGGGAAGACGCGCCGCCACAGCGGACGTAGCTGCCGCGCCACCTGCCGCAATGTTAAATGCGCGCTGAGCTTCAGCCTCAGTGCCACCGGCTTCAATCACATCCCTATAGGCTTGCTGGCCAGCGCTCGCTGCGTTGATTGCAGTTGCAGCACCAACAGCCGTAGCACCAGCAGCACGACGCGCGCCGGTTTCACCAGCCAAACGTAACGCGCGGGTTCCGATCTGTGCGCCCTTACCCAAGCCGAGAGGAATCAAGGTCGGCAGCACCTGCTCGGCAGCAAACTCGGACGCTCCACGAGCCGTTTGGAACGGGGCTTGAACCTTAGCGATAGTCTTCGCCGCCTCTTCTGGAGTCTGCGGCAGGAACTTCTGCGCAAGGAAACTGGCAGCCATGCCGGGAACCGAGAGCGGAGAAAACTGCGGCCTGCTCAAACCAGCCAAAATCTCCGAACCCAGACCGGGCTTGGCTTCACGAACGAAGGCAGCCTGACGTGCTCGCTCAGCGATTGATGACTGCGGTAGCTCTGCCTCTCCACGCTCACGCAATCCAGTTGCAGCCCGCTTCAAGGCGGTCGTGACAGGTCGCTCTGAAATCTTGCGCTCACCGAGAATGGGATCAAACAGGGATGCAGATGAGGGAATCTTTTGAAGGATACTGACTAGACCCTCGCCAATCTCACCTGCAGATTTCTTCAGGGTTGGGAGAACGCCGCTAAGGACTGACTCTTCTTCCTTCTTAGGAGCAGGTGGCTTAGCGCGCTGCGCGGGCGCGGGCGCAGGTGCGCCAGCAACAATCGCCTGAAGGTCATCCTCAGTAGCGCCTTGCGGAGCTTCAATTACATACCGTCTGCCGGCATATTCATATACGTAACGATAGTTTGCCACATGGCACTCCTATCATATTATTTCTTGATTGGCTCAGAAGAAAGAATTCTGCCGGCAGGTTTTTTCTTGGGAGCAGCAGGCGGCGGCATGAGGCCCATCTGGACTGAAAGATTCCTGAGCATCAAGTTGTTCGCTGTCTTCTGCGCGCGCGCCTCTTTCTTGATCGCCGGGTCAGTAACTAACGGATTTGAAAGGATTTTATCCAAGTTAGTATTGCTCGTCGTCAACGCCGTGAACACGCCCGTGACGCCCCTAGTATTACCGCCAGTCTTATTAAGACCGGCTGCAGCAGCCTGAGCGCGCCGCGCCTCACCTAGTGCCAAACTGGCTGACAGTTCTGCCTGAGCAATCTGCGGTGCGAACTCAGCCTCAACCTCTTTAATCCTAGCCTCGGCCTTACCCTTTGTAATCGTCGGCTCCAGCAAAGCCGTGCGCAGTGCCGTTTCGTCGTCTATCTTGGACAGCTCAGCGATGTCCTTGTCCATCGTCATGCCAGACTTAATCATGCTGACGGCGTCATCGCGAGCCTTCTGGATCAGCTCGTAGCGCTTCAGAACAGCAGCATCGCGCGCTTCACCAACGCCCTCGATGCCTTCTTCGTTTTCGTTCTTTGCCTGAGCATAGGCGCGCAAACCTGTCTGCAGGCCGCGAGACAGAGCCTCACCGAAACGTTCGCCACCGCGACCCTGCGCCATAGCTGCGCTGCCAGCCAAGAGAGCCTCCCAAGGAGACAGTCGCTTAGCTTCTGCCAGACGCTCTTCACGGCGCTGCAGGCGCTGCTCTTGCGACGCCAGCGCCGATTGGAACTCCTCAGGGATTTCGGCAGCTTCTTCAGCCTGCACGTAGCCCTTGAGCATGTTAGCACGCTGGGTTAGCGCACGGATGCGAGCTTGCTCAGTGATCGGAACGTCAACGCCCTGATCGCGAGCCTGCTGCATCAACGCTTCACGGTTGTTAAGTTCCGAGACAGTCTCATCCAGCAAGCGCCGATAGCGCGATGGACGGACACCTTCTTTCGGAGCGCCGGCAATAGTCTCAGCGGTCAGCCTTTCTTCAGGAACCTGCGGCGCGGCAACAGGCGCAGCCTCAACGGCGGCACGCTGACGTACATCCTCAGGCAGCTCGAGCGGGCCGCCAACGGCAGGAGCTGTGGGCTTGGGAGCAACCAGCGCCACGCCGGGCTTCATAGGAGCCGGAGTTGCCGGTGTGACAGTCTGCGGAGGGGTGAGCATAAGCGCACTGGCAATCGCGCTCTGCGGTAAACCTTCAAATGCAGTCTCGCGGGACATCCCGCCGGGCGTCATTACTGCCTCGCCGACATTGGCGTTGCCTTCATTGACCATGATCTTGGCAATCAGCGTATCAAGATTCATAGCCTGAAGCTCAGGCTTCATGGCCCGCAATTTAATTGCCGCTGCCCGAGCCTGCTCACGTGTCATTGCCATCAGCGCACATCCTTCAACCAGCCAAGCCCGTGCATCGGACTCTTAAGGTTGCGCTTGCCGTCCTTGACGGGGCTTTCAACCTTGCCGCCCTCAGCCTTAAACAGACCAGTCAGCCAGCCCGTCTTACCAAATGCGCCAGTCGAACCCAGCGCGCCGACAATACTGCCAGCCGTGCTGAGGGCCGACGACAGGCCAGACGTACCCGGCTCAGTGCGTGTAACAGTTCCGCCCACGCCGCTTGCTGACGGGACGCCACCGATACCTGCGAGCTGTTGCACCTGATACAGCGGATAATCCCGCTGACGCTGGAAGTCTTCATAGGCCAGATTGGCAGATGTCTGCGCCAGATCCTGACGCTTCGCACCAATAGCCTCGAGGCCAGCCAATTCGCGCAGGCGCTGTTGCTGCTCTTGCTCGCCGAGAGAAGCAAACTGACCAGCGCCTGTAAGCGCGCGGCTTGCTTCCGTACCGTAGAGGTCCGCAGCGGTCTTATAACCCTCAGTCAGCGCCTCCATTTGCTTTGCGAGGGCCTGAGCCTGCGTATCGCGGATGGCGCGCTGCGTGAATTCTGCACTGCGTGAACCACCGAATGTGCCGCCACCGATAAAGGTGCGGTTGATCTGAGGCAGAATGTTTTCGTAAAGATTGCGGCCAGCCATCGCGCCGATACCCGACACGACGTTCTGAATGTACGGATTCATGTAACGGCCAGCGACGCCCGGATCTGTGAACGAGCCGGTGCCGCGGCCAAGCTGGGCGGAAGCCACGTTAATATACGGCTGATACGAGCCCATCGTTGCGCGATAAGTGCCGAAAGCCTCTTCTTGCTCAGGCTGGAACCCGGCAATGCGCGGCGCGCTATAGGCCATGTAGGGCTGGTTAGTGGCGGCAGTTGCCCGGCCAAGGAGATCCTTGGCGTATTGAGTGTACCATTCAGGGAGAACGGTCTGTGTCTGGGTAGTCTGCGTCGCCATTACACTGCACCTCCGACTGCCTTCAGCATATCTTCAATGCCACGCTGAGGCTTCGCAATTTTCTTCACGTCCTTACGCCCTGCCTGTTTGCGCACCATCTGGCGCATCTTGTCAAGACGCCGCACACCTTCGTCGGTTGAACCGTCACCAAGATCCGCAACGTCTTGCGCACTCCAGACATATTCACCGTCCGAAAGCCATGCCGGAATCTTATCTTCCTGACCGCTGCCGATACCCTTAACGCGACCCGGGCCATTGTGACCACCGCCCTGACGATAAGCCATGAGGTGGCTTACCATATCATCTTCGACTTCGCCACCCTCTGCCATTGCGGGAGCAAGGCCGCCAGCCGTGAGGTATGTGTTCACCGCATTCTGTGCGCCAGATAGATCATTCTTGGCAATGAACGGCTCGACAGCCTGCTGCAAACCACGAGCGCCAGCCGCGTCGAGCTTGCCAGTGCTGAAGTAAGAGTTCGCCAACGGCGTGACGTAATCCATGTAATAGGACTGAGCCGTCATGCCCGGAGCTGGTGCGGCGCGAACGGCTTGCACCTGCGTCGGGATAGCGGAAATCGTGGCCTGACGCGCCGCTTCATCAGCTGCCATCTTGGCCATCTGCAAGTCACGCATCGACATCTGAGTGCCTACCAAATCAGGCTTGCCAATCGCATTCGCGGTTGCCTCATCGATGTCGAAATAAACGCCCGGCAGAATTGAACGCGCCTCAGCCGCTGTCGGCGCTGCTTTTGCCGCCGCCATGATACGGTCGATCTCAGCGAGTCGAGCCTGCTCAGCTGGGCTGGCAATCTGCGTAAACGTCGATCCTGAACCGCCGCCCGTCGTTCCGCCTGTTGTGCCGCCCGTCGTGCCACCCGTCGTGCCACCTGTTGTGCCGCCTGTTGTGCCGCCTGTTGTGCCACCGCCAGTCGTGCCGCCACGATTGATCGGAATACCCGTCGTCGGACCGTTATATGCACCAGAGATGCCAAATGGCGCGCCGTTTTCCGTGAAAAACAGGAATTCACCCGGCTGATTTCCGCTTGCCTGACCATAAGAGAACGGATCGAAGCCGATGTTCGCGAGGCCACGACGGATCGGAGTGTAGGTATACGTGCCGCCAGTCGGGACGAGATTCGGTACTTCCGTCGTTGTCGTCGTGGTTGTCGTCGGGGTTTCATAAACTGGGGTAATATCCCCATAAGGATTGATGACGCTGACATCTTCCTTCGTCGTTGTGGTCGAACCAGTAGACGGGAAGAGATTCGTCGACTCCCTAGCTGTTACGATGATCTCATCGTCCTTAGGAAGCGTCGTGTCATTCTGCTTGGTGGTAATGGTATTCGACCCGGGAGTTACCGTCAGATTGGTAAGGGGCGTGCCATTTACGAAAATGGTGCCTTCCTCATCCTGAGTTACGTCCATATCCTGACCTAAGGCTTCATTTCCGATTCCAGAAATTTCACCAGCGGTGACCTTCGGAATTCCGGGGCCAAGCGTCAGATTCGTATTGCCGGCAGTTACGATGATGTTGCCGTTCTCATCAACAACCTGACGCTCGCCAGATGGCAATGTGCTTTGGCTCGTCACAGGACCAATGTCAGGTGATCCCGTATATGTTAGCGTGGCCCCCTTAGGTGCCGTGACCATAATTTCGTCAGGGTATGAGCTGTTGCTGACCCCATAGTTGCCGCCACCAAGCCTGATCCCAGTGGCGTTTGAAATATCATAGCCAACGTTTGTCAGGCCCTTATAGATGTCGCCAATGCCCAAGGTGTTGTCTTGGATAGCCCCGCTAAGTAAGCGATTCGTACCGTAGGTGCCAATACCAGCCATTGCGCCGCCAGTCAGGGCTTGCTCAAGGCTTTGGCCAGTTACTAAACCTGCGCCAGTTGCCCCAAGGCCGGCACCAACTGCCTGACCAAGCTCTTTCGAGATACCAATATCAGGTGCAAACTTAGCGCCAAGCTGGCCTGCCCCAGCCGTCGCAGCAGCAAAACCAGCGCTCTTGACGATGTCGCCGAGATCACCGCCGCTGATAGCCGTATCGACAGCATTCACCGCAGCAGCAGCGCCGACAGGGCCAAGAACCGGCGTGAGCATAACCGTAGCGCCGATCTTGGCGACGCCCTTTACGATCTTGCCAAGCGTCTTGAAGAAACCAAACGCCGGCAAACCAGTCTCAGGGTTGATCGCCGGCTCACCCCACATCTCACGGAGCTGTTGCAGCTCATACTTGTTGACGTGGATCAGCTCGCTGTCGCCAGCCATGTTTGCAGCAGGGGAGCCTTTGGCTGCTTTGGCAGCGGCGACGAGGCCGCCATCCTTGTAAGCACGGGGCTTACGTGCAGGGACGTGGACCCAGTAACGCTCTTCTCCACCAATGCCTGCAAGAGCTACCATCTTAAGACCCCTGACTAATTACGTCGTTAAAACGCATCGCCCACTCACGCCAATCGTCAAACTGGTATGCGCTTGGAACCCCCAGACCGGCGAGTGACGCGATGGTTGATAACCCAGAAGCCCAATCTTTCCAATCTCTTTCGTCCATAAGGCGCACAGCAACGCCAAAATCCTCGATTGACGGGAACATATAGTCCGCCCATTCGACAACATTGTCGACAACGCGAGGGTCAATCGTGGTAGTGCGAACCTTACTCATGACTGGTAGCGGCCATCCGCCGCTTCAATGTGGGCGATGACCTGACCCATCTGGTAGTCCCCGCCAACCGTGTTCGATGAGAACTTAAAGCGAAGCTCGCGGCGCTGCTCCTTGAAGAACACCTGCTGCTCGTACTTCTCGGTAGCCACAGCCGGGAACGTGCGGATTGGGCCGGGGACTTCAGGCGCACGGGCGTTGATGCGGCCCGTTACCTGCGCCGTCATATCACCAGACTGCACGAAGTCAGGCTCGATCATCTCAACGTGAATGGACTTATTCTTCGGCGGATCGGAGATGATCAGGGCAATATCGCCAGTCTCAAAGTAGCTCTCAACCGCATTGAGCTGCGCGCCGTCGATCTCATCGACACCAAACTCATGCTGCCAGATCTTATAGCGCGTCGGGCCATTACTGACGACGCGGGTGTTATTGTCTTCCGTGATGCGCGTATCGTTCGCCTGCGTGATGCGCGTGTCAGGGATACCCGGGCTGATCGGATCGATGCCGGCAAGTATCGGATCCTGCAGCGAGCCTGAGTAAATCCCCGCAGAGCGGCCCAGATTCGGCAGCTCAGTGTCGTACCATGTGTTCTCGCGGAAGTTATAGATCACGGCGTGCGTGCATTCTGTGGCCTCGCCACGCGGATAGCACCACCAGATCTCACCGAAGCGCGGAACTTTATACGCGAAGATCTTATTCGCATACGGCTTGTTCAGCCCTTCAAAGAAATAATTGATGTTCATGTTGTTCACGACTTCGCGAACGACGCCGTTGTACATCATGAAGCGGCCATCACCGACCCAGAAGTAAATCCCGTCATACTCAATCACGCTGTTAACCGCGATGATCGATGACGACGAGCTGATCGTGTCGAACGCGAATACGTCCGTGCCACCCGTGTAATAGACGCGAATCAGGCTATCCAGCGTCCAGAGAAGCCCTGCCGGGTTCTGACCACCGCCACGCAGCGGCAGGCCCTTGACGATCTTCGAGGAAGCGATGAACGCATCGCCCGCATCCCCAGTCGTGAAGTTCGTCGGATCGTTCGCGTCGGACCATTTAACATAACCGTTCGACGAAAACATAAACAGATACGGGTGAAGCACCACCACGCCGCCAGACACGCCCGGTGTCGGGATCTGCGTCAGGGGAGCCGTATCGTAAATGTTGCCGATGTAAGCCGGATAAACGCTGCTGGTTGAGATGTCGTTTGCCGAGTTCGCGGCATGGGCGATCAGCACAGTCGAGCTGCCAGCGCCGTCATAGAGTGCGTCGAACTGCCACATGAATCCTTCGCCGCCCGTGTACGTCGTGGGTGTACGATCCGTCACGGAGCTGGTGTTGCCGACGTTATCGATAGTCATGCGCTGCACGCCAGTGCCGTGACCCATGTGCGTATAGGTGAAGTTATTCTGCGCCTGCAGGTGGAACTGCCGCACAATGCCCTCAGCGTAATTGCTGATCTGCCGATAGCCACCGATCTTACGCGGCAGCCCGCGCTGAAAGCGGACCCACTGCCCGTCAACGTAGAAGTTCCCCTCGAACTTCGTGCCGTCGCGCTTGATGCCGGCCTCTGATCTTACGTTAACGGGTACGAGCATTTATGGTTTATCCACCCATTCTTCAGCAGGCGCAACAGGCCATACAGGGTTGAGCAAGTCAACGCCACGAAGTTCTTGGCGATAAGCTGCAAAAGCTGTCTTGCAATCCTCCGTGAGCGGAACGTCAGCAAGTTGCGTCCAATCAGACCCACTTAAAAGACTATTGCGCGTCTTGCGGTTCTGCTCTTGCCCTTCGTAGTCAATAAATGCAGGGACAGGTTCCTTTTCGACAAAGGAACCATCAACATACAGCCACCCATTATCGGATGCATGGGGTGGCTCTGCCTCGATAAGCAACGCATCCGGTGCGATGGTTTTGGAGATAACCGTATCGTTCACCATGTATGCGTCAGGCGTTTCTTCAATATCGCCCACCGCAATCACAAAGTTTTTGTCAATTAGGCTGCTCATTGAGCGGCTCCTTTGTCAAATACATGGTAGAGTTCCATGCGGAGATTTGAAGCATTACGGCCAAAGAATAGAATTTTATCGCTATTAGGAACGAAGTTATCACTCTCGACCCAATCTTGGATGTTGCAGTGCATGGATAGACTGGGGGCAAAAGATTTTGTTGGGCCCAAAATTGTGGGGTTTTCGGAAAACGTAGCCGTTGATGGTGTTACGGTTGCCTTGCCAAAATAACCCATGTTGTTTCCGATAACCATGACTGAGTTTTGGTTAAACGGAAGGGTAATTCCCGTTGCATTAAAATTATCAGCACTAACTGAGCCTATTGTTCGTATATTGGCATCTGGTCCAGAATACGAAATCGAACCAAGCGAGCCACTACCGCCAGTGCTACCCATACCAACATAGGTACCGGGGCCGAGAAGAGCGCTATAGAGAATTTGGTTGTTGGCAGATACCGTATTTGTTCCTGACGACAAATTTGTCGGGCTTGTTCCGGAAACGTTAAATTGTTGAATATACCCAAGGGTGCCGGATTGAACTGAATAAAAATACCCGATGGTTCCTAGATTAAACAATATCCGGCGGCTTGTGCTGGACTGCGCTGCGGCATCACTCGTGGACACATACGACGGGCTTTCCGTCAGCGTAGTGCCACTAATCGCAATGTTGTAGATACGATGATCCGTTGATGAATTAGATACATACATCATCGCTTTTGTAGAACTAATTCTGCAAAGCGCAGGCCGAACACCAATTAATGAAGCGCTAGTAATAGACGTATTAAAGGTAAAAGTATCACCAGTAATGTCTAAAGTCCTAATTGTACCTGCTAGGTTAGGACTTGTAGAGTAGGCAATAAGCGCCCGTGTCGGCGACAACGGTGTCGCACAAAATATAGACGCGGTTCCAATGGTAGTCGATGTATTCAGTACAACTGGGCGCGCCCCAGATGTATCAATCAAATATAAACGAGAACCAACCGTCCCATCTGACATCATATTGAATGGTACAAATGCAAGCGCGCGCGTCTTAGACAACGTGCAAATCGCAGGAAAGCCAGAAGAAACTTGCACATTCTCTTCAGTTACTAGCAGCCCGGTTCCGGGCGTGATGACCGTTCCACTCACCGACATGGGTACGGCAAACACATAGTTAGTGCTTGTATAATCCATATACAGATCAGTTGATGGCTGCTGAATTGGATCGAACGCAACAAATCCTTTCAGCGAAAAAGGAGCTGGGCTAGTAGACAACGGCGTTGGGTTGTTCGCAATCGTATAAGTGGTACCCTTAACCAAACTTGTCCCAGATTTTGTATAAACCGCTGCGTAAGGCTTGTTGAATGAAGCGTTGGTGTCATACCAAACAACAACCGCAGCTGTACTGCTGATTGGATATGTTGCACAGCTATACAGCGTAGAACCGCTTGGAGTATGTGAGTTCTGAGCGCCAAGGGTAATAGTAGTGCCACTTACGCTTCCATAATACGCACGGATAACTGAGTTATCCGTCATAGCAAAAATGAATTCAGTTGCCGAAAGTCGGCAAAGAGAGAACTGAAAGCCGTTAGAGCCTGTAGTAAATGGACTGACTTCCGTTCCCCAGTTAATCTGGGTTCCAGATAAATCGCCTACTACAATACCTACTTCTAGGCCGGGGCTATTCACATATGCCGCAACGACTTTAGTCGATGACAGCGCGATGAGTTGTGGGAACTGAGTTACAGACGATGCTGCGCCACCAGCCCACGGAACTGAGGTTATATTACCTACAGCCGTTATCAGGCCGCCGGAAAGAGTTAAAACCCTAGAATATAAAAACCCGCTGGCATGATACATTACAACTGCATAGGTCGAAGACAGCGTCGTTATTGCGATGCTATTCGCGTTAGAAACGGACGAATTGGCATCAATGGAAGTCCCACCCGTAATCTGGATATTATCATTTCCATCAAGCGAAAATGTATAGAGATTGATGGCCCCAACAGCGCCGCCACTAGATCCGTTAAAAGTCGTAATAATGCCAGTTGTAGCGCTAGTCATAACGACATTGATTACGCCGATACGGGCGCTGTTTTGAGTGAAATTAAATATATACTGCGGGGCCCCCTTTGTGATGTTAGCCCCACTTTTAGTTATAATCGTAGCCGTCACGCCATTTGTTGAAGACGAACCATAAATAATTCGGATCATTTTTGTCGCGCTAATAGCAGCTGTTACGCTGTTTTGCGCGTTAACCTGAGAAACTGCACTGCTAGTAAACCCAAATGAAACTGGGCTGCTAAAGCCATAATTGGGGTTGTCGGCCACCCAAACGCCCGCAGCAGTCGAAACGCTTTCGGCTGTGATATTTACTGTTTCCCCAGCAGCAACAAACGCCTGATACGTTCCGTCGCTGCTCCTTACGAACATATTGTTCTGTTCGCTTATATTTGTGATTTCGAAGGTTTTGCCTTCTGTAAGCGTTGTCGCATTCGGAAGCTGGATCATAATCGACACAGTTGGATCCACAACGACTTTGCCGACGTTTGCAGCTGTGAGGGTAACATCCGTCGAGCGGTTTAGAAATTCTGTATACACTCCGATTGCTGAGGATACCCATCCTGTTCCGTTGCTGGTCAGGACATTGCCCGCAGAACCCGGCGAAGATAGGCCAGTGCCACCGTTTGCCGCCCCAAGTGTTCCCGTCAAGGTGTTCGCCGGGATCCCGCCCGTCGCCGTCAGCGTCCCCGCCACAGTGACGTTCGCACCGTTAACCGTCAGCCCCGTAACCCCGCCAGACTGAAGCTCCAGAATGCCAGAGCCGTCGCCAGTGACTACCGCGCCGCCAGTGGTGTTGCTTGCGTTGATGGTTGTTGGCATGGGTTATTCCTTAGATATAGCGCTGGCGCATATTAAACGAATTCAATCGGATTGCACCACTGGCCGCAGCGCGAGTCCAAGCCCCAGTTGGCAATGCGTTTGTGTTATAATAAAGACCACCAGCAGTTAATGCGATCCATACAGACCCATTATGGATAAGGGTGTAAACAGTATTCCCACCAGCGAAGCTCGTTACAGATGTCCACGAACCGCTACCGGTTGTAGAGTAGGCAAGCGTGTCAGCCGTTGCTGTTGTTGTAGCCGCCATCACGCCGTTCGACGCTGCGAATGCAACTTGATTGAACGTAACGCCAGTTGAAGTGTTATTAGTCCATCCTGTCTGCGCATTATTATTCGTAAAATATGTCGCTGTAGATCCGCTACTAACAGTAAACGCGAATCCAGACGCTCTGTTATATTGGATTAAAGTACCTCCAACCCCAGAAGCGACGCGCGTCGTCCACGAAGTTGCCCCAGCGGAGCAAGTTCTCAACGAGATAACCGAGTCAATAGAAACAATAGCAACTGTAGCGGATGTGCCTACTGTCCCTGTATCAATGTACAGCAAATCAAAAACAGATCCTGAGCTTGAGTAATTTATCGCGGTTTTTGTAAAACTACTCCAATTTGTCCCTGCGCTTACATATAGGCCAACCTGAAGATTTGTATTATCAAATGTAGTTACAACAAGCGCACCATTGCTATCGTCCACTGCGATTTTTTCGACAGTTTCGGTGGAGCTAGCTCCAGCCTTACCTCTGAAATTCATCAGCGCCAATGACCAATTAAGGCCATTTTTAGAAGAGTAAACGCCGTATTGAGTTGTGGCAATAGCTTCAAGCCCGGCACAAAACCAGCAGCCGTAATATGAGGAATAAAAGATTGAAGTTGCAGCGATTAAGCTTGTGCCGGTATATGTTATGACTTGCGCGCCAGCAAAACCTCCAGCTGACAACATGTCTGATGGAGAAGCGGCTAAAAAGTTACCATTATTATTGGTCAAACCAGCCACCGAGAACTGCCCAAAGGCCCCCGGGACGAAGTTAGGCGTGTTCCACGTCGGCGGATTACCAGCGCCCCCAGACGTGAGGTACTGACCGCTAGTTCCAGACGCCACAGCACCAAACGCACCAGCGTTATTGATCTGCACCTGACCCGTAGACCCAGCAGGCGTCGTCGCAGGCACCGTAGCAAACGCCAACTGCCCCGCACCATTAGTCTGCAGATACTGCCCATTAGTCCCGTCAGCCGTAGGCAATGTCCACGTCGTATTCGCCGACAGCGAATTTGGCGCTTTCACAGCCACATAGTTCACGCCATTAGCAGTCGCTTCCGGCAGTTGCAGCTCAGCGCCCGCGATGGCAGAAGCCGTGACCGCGAAAGGCGTCGCCTGAGAAACTGCCTTCGACTGCGTGGAAGCGTCAGGAAACGTAATCCCAGTATCGCCGCTAATGGTCGTGCCCATGTATGTTACTCCGTGGGTGTTTCTTCAGGCTCAGCCGGTGCTTCGATAACAGGCGGCTCAGGCTTCACCAAAACTCCATCGACCCAGCCGTCGCCGTTGCAGGCATCGTCAGGAACTTCGGTGTCGTAGAAGACTGCGACATCAGGGTGGTACCAATCAGTCGGCGTACCCGGAGCAATGTCGCGAATGCGATCATCTTGAATCCAAGCCCATTTCATCATCAGTATCCTTCAGTCCATGCGAAAGCTACGAAGCCGTTTCCGCCAGCTCCGCCGTTGCAGTTCTGGCCGCCGCCGCCACCACCGCCGCCGAAACCGCCCGTCCCAGCAGTGCCTGTAAGCGGGCCAGAACCGCCGCCTCCACCGCCTATTCCGCCGCTTGCTCCGGATGTATTGTTCTGTGCGGCGCCACCGCCGCCACCGCCGAATCCACCTCCGCCGGGGGAGTTCGTGCCGAAGGAGGATCCGCCGCCACCTCCTCCCCAGCCCCCGGAAGCTCCAGAATTCCAAAGGCTAGATGCGTCGCTTCCGCCGCCGCCGCCGCCGCCACCAAATCCACCTCCGCCGGGATTCCATCTATGCCAGCCGCCGCCGCCGCCACCACCTTGTGGACGTATTTTGTTAATGTAAATTAAGTAATCGCTATCCGCAGTCACAAGCTGACCGGATCCTCCAGATAGGCTCACGGAAGCAACAGCAGTCCCTGTCCATGCACCACCTGTGCCAGAGAATGGGCCGCCGCCACTTCCTGTTGTAATCGCGCTCGTGGTTTGCAATGAATAAGACGCAGCTCCTGCACTTTCAGATCCACCGCCTCCGCCACCAGCAGCATTAATATTGGCAGTATTGACAACACCTGAATTGCCACCAGCGCCATAAAACCCGCCCCCACCAGCGCCTGCGTTGTTCGCAGCGCTAGCGGTTAAAATAACCGATCCGCCAGCTCCATAAAAACCGCCGCCGCCAGCACCGCCAAGATTATTAGAGGTAGTTTGGTTGTTAAGCGCGCCGCCGGTTCCATAAAAACCACCTCCCCCAGATCCGCAATAATTATATCCGCCGGTTCCAGCATTGGTGATTGAGCCGCCGTTGCCGTTGATGCCGCCGCCACCAGAGCCACCCTGATTGCCTGAAGATCCGCCAGAGAGAGTTAAAGATCCGCTAGATCCACCGGTAAGAGTAAACAGCTGTCGAATGGTTGCCGATGCCGTTGCAGTTCCGCCAGTGGCTGCTGCTACAGTCGTTGTGTTGCCAGTTCCGCGATTACCGCCATTACCCCCTGTGCAGCTTACAATCGTTCCAATAGAGGTTGTGCCACCTGCTGCGCCATTCGTCGCAGATGCCGCTGTCGCATTATATGTCCCGCCAGAACCACCTGTGCCGATTGTCCCGGTGATTACCTGACCGGGTACAACGTCAATAATGCCTTCAGCGAAACCGCCGCCTCCGCCCCCGGAGCCGCCAACATTGCTTGCGCCTGAACCACCGCCGCCGCCACCACCGCCACCAGCGCCAGCACACATGAAGTACAGCTGGTAGACGTTCAGTGGAACGGTGAACGTAAACGCACCAGCAGTCGTGAATGCACGGCTGCGTGACCACGTCGCAGGAGCAACGCGAGTCGCATAATTAGGCGGAAGCGGAAATCCGTAAGTGCCACGGTTCATTAGAAGTTACCTCCGTATGCAGTTACGCGAACGCCAGTCTGAGCGACGCTTGTGGTTGCGCGAAGCGAATAGCCAGTCGGCAGCGTGAGCGGCAAGATATTCGCGTTGCCGTTGCTGGAGAGGGCTACCGTGAAAGCCGGAGCAGTCGTGCTGCTCGTCACAGCCTGTACGGGAACCTGCTGCCACAGGATGTAGTTCGTGCCATCATAAACAAACAAGTTAATGATACCCGACACCGTCGTCGCCACACCCTGAATGTCAATGTAATCGATTCGCGTGCCAGATGCGCCAGCCGTTAGGACTGTGCCGACAGTGGTTGGTGCCGTGAGCGACGTGTCAGCCGTAGTCAGCGTGGCTGATCCGAAGACTGGAGTCGAAGCGTATTGAGCAGAAGTAGCCATGTTCCGTTCCTTAGATAATTCCTAACGCCGACTGCGGATCGCCCGGCATTGTGTTACCGCCATTTACAAACAATACAAACGATTCTGCGCCACTGACAAGTGTCGTCCATGTGGGAGCAGCCCCAGATCCGTTCGAGGTCAGGAACTGACCAGCAGTCCCATAGCTTGCAGATGGCCCGAAGCCGACGGCGCCAGTCGCGCTGAACGTGACGGAAACAGTCGTGTTATTGACTGTAAAGACCAGATTGCCGGACGTATCGCCTGTAACGGCAATTGCCTGACCAGCTGTAGTGCCTGATGTAATCGTACTCATCTTAGATCACCACCCACCTACCGCCTGAGGAAACAGTAACCGACATACCTGAGGGAACCGTGATGGGGCCAACAGACATGGCATTCTGCGTCGAAGCAACAGTATAGCTCTCAATCAGCGTATTGTCGCTAATGAAAAAGCTGTTTGCCGCATTCATGGCTTTCGCCTTCAGGACGCCAGTCAGCGGGTTGAACGTATAGTTCGGGCTACTGGTATAGACCGTGATAGCGGCCCCAGACGTAGCATCAGCGAAGATCGGGAAGCGCGTAGCATTCGTCGTCGTATCGTTGCTGAGCGTGGCTCCAGACGGCCCAGCAGCGACGGACACCCATGATGTGCCGTTTGACTGCAGGATATTTCCAGCCGTCCCCGGAGCGACGGATGTTACCGCGCTTGTACCATTGCCAATCAGAACTGCGTTGGCGGTCAGAGATGATGCCCCCGTCCCCCCATTGGCGACCGGCAAGATACCAGTGACGTTCGCGCTCAGAGAGATGTCTGACCAGCTGGCATTCGTCCCGTCCGTCGTGATAAACTTACCAGCATTACCGGCTTGGTTCGGGAGCGCCGTCGAGAACGCCGTACCAATGACAAATGCCGTAGTGGCAATCTGCGTCGTGTTAGTCCCCGGGGCTGCAGTAGGAGCGGTCGGAGCGCCCGTAAATGCGGGGTTGGCAGTCAGGGCAATCGTCGTGCCGCTGCCGCTGGTGCCGTAGGACGTACCCCACGCAGTTCCTGTGGAATAAGCAATCCCCATACCCGGGAACGTATCAGGGCCAGTGCCGGCAATCGTGATTGAACCCGGGCCATTCGTAATATTGATGCCCGTGCCAGCTGTCAGCGTGGTTTTCGTCAGCGTGTTGCCGGTGCTGTTCCCGATGAGCAACTGACCGTTCGTGTAGCTCGTCTGCCCGGTGCCACCCTGAGAGACGCTGATCGGCGTTGTAAGGGCGTTCAGTGACGTAATGTCGTTGTTCGCGCCAGAGGCGGCAGCGCCTAGAGATGCACGCGCCACAGCGGCGTTAATGGCGGTAAACACGCCGATACCGAGTGATGTGCCGCCCAGATTGATCAGCGCAGAACCAGCAGTTGTTGCGCCCGTACCGCCCTGAGAGATGGAGATCGGCGTGCTGATG